CCGAATCTCTACTCCGACAGGGTCTGCGTTACCTGTGAACCATACTGAGGCAGTTAGTGTGACTTGACAAGTATAGGGAGCTGTCCAAGTGTGAGAACTATTGCTCCAATTACTTGAATAGTCATATCCTCCCGATGCTGTGTCAAATAAAGGCACAAGAGCGTAAGAACCTGAGAGCGTAAAGTTTGAACTTAACCCTACTCCTGCGACTTGTTGCGCTGAGCTATTGTCATCAGAACTCGGAGTAATAGAGCCGTTATATGCAGGGAGGTAAATCTTCAGGAAGTCAGCAGAGTCAAAGAGATTTGAGTCGTAGGTATAACCTGCTTCAGACATTATCCTGTCAATGAGCCACTTCGCTCTCACGTATGGAGTGAAGTCTCCCTGCCATAGTGCAGAGGTAGATGTGTATGGGGGTGTCTGTCCTTCTGTAAATGTCCAGTTCTGCCCTTTGTCCATAAAGCCATAGACTACATTTCCTGAATTTAGTGCTAGAGCCATAGAGCCTATGAGATTCCCATAGTTCAGAGCGTGGTCGATTGAGGTAGTTGTAAGGTCTGCTATTTTCTTCTCTTTCAGAGCCGTTGAGAGGTCGATAGTATCCCCGAAAAATATGAGTTCAATATCTGTGAAGTCTTTCTTTTGAATGTACACGGCTTTGATTTGAACATAGCCATTCATCAGGGGGATAGTGTTGTAACTCAGAACTGCTTTTATCTTTTGCTTGACGCTATAGTTTGAGATTATAAGGTCAGAAGTGTCCTCTATATTTGCCTTGTCTATAGACCCAAAGAAATCCCTATTTTGTTTTGTGGCAGGTATCCTGAAAGTCTGAGAGTATGACCCCTGAGTCTTATTGATCTGGGAAACGTCAGCAAATTGATAGTTCAAATTTACAGGCGCATGGTCGTATAGCTCGATGGTATGCTGAGCCGTTTCTGCGCTATTCCAAACTACTAACCTTAACATCTGAGGGACTGTGCTAGGGTGACAGTTAACGAAACAGAGAAGACCCCTGAGAATCGCTCTTTTACGTTGTAAGATTTCGTATCTATTACGACAGGCATCCAATCTCCTGACCCTGCTCTCATCATTAAATTATCAGAGCGAATCGCGTATTTGATGAGTTCAATATCCGCGAAGGAGAAGTCTATACTTATCAGAGTAAAGGATGACTTTCCTGTGACCTGATACGCTTGGGATTCTCTCGCTTGGGGGAGGAAGGAGTACGTTGACGCATCCCAGTCCCCTATCTCTTTCCTGAAGGGTTTTGAGGAGACTGTGTCTGTGTGTTCTGTGCGTCCTGTAAAGAGTACAGAGTCCCATCCTCCGACTGAGTTCGTCCATGCTAGTTGAGTGTTTTTGTGTTTCTCCTGAGTACATTTCCTGTTGAATCTGTAGACCTTAGATGTCTGAGCGTATCCTGTTGTTAAGAGTGACATTTCATAATATGCCCAAGTAGGGTTATTTACAGGTCTATCTACAGTAGGTAGCCACTTATCTAAGTTCTTAGGGTAAGCCATCAAATACGTCAATTTTTTACCGATGTTAGTATCTGAAGGTAGCTGCGCCCCTGTAGCTGAGGCGATAGCTTTAATGTCTGCCTGAAGTTGAGTACCTGACGCATCGCTCAAGGTGTAGAAAACATTTGTAGCAAGTCCTGAGATTATAGTCGAATCATTGAGAAACGCAATGCATCCCTCATCGTCATCGCTTACCTCTATGTTTATCTTTCCGTTTGTTTCTAGCTTCCTATCTGTTAACCATGTCTTTTGAGTGAGTGCTGTAGAATAGTAGTCAGCAAAAGAGGGGTGTAGTCCTGCGCTCACTTGCTCCACTCCATCGAGGAGGTAGACTATGCCTGTGTCATCTGTTCCTGACTCGACTCCACCTGTGTACGTCCCTACATTGACAACGTACTTTTTGAGTCCGTTCCTTCCTGTTGTGAAGGGTAGAGTAGAGTAGCTGAATAGTGTCTCGCTCTCGTCTCGTATCTTGTCATCTACTTTCACCCTGTCTCTGACTACCTCTGCGAGATTAAAGAACACAACGCTGTTAGTGTTTGGGGTTAGGTATAGTTTCGCTATCTCTACACCATTCTCTAATACCCACACGACAAATCTGTCAGGGGGTGTTCCTAAACTGTCCTTGATACTGAATATCAGAGACTGATTCGCAGGGATTATCAGGGAAGGTTTGCTGTCTATTTGTGCGCTCATTTACTTGTCATTTTTATATTACCTACCTTAACTGCGAAGTGACTGAAGAGGTCTTTTGCGAATGCCTCGCCTAGCTCCTTCTCTGCTTTTGGAAAGGTTTCCTTATATGCTATCTCCCAATACTTCAGGGATGCTATTCCCTTCTTTTTAATAGACCGAGCTATCAGGTACGCTGCTGAACTCAGACGCGATTCTGTCTGCTCTATAAACGCCCCACTCTTATCCCTCAATCTTACAGGCTTGACCTTCATCCACTTTTTGATAGCATCTGAGGGGGGTTGCTTTGCTCCATACGAGAACGGAGAACCTCGACGCTTATCTGTGCCATTCACGCCCCAATAGATGAACGCTGCTGAAGGATCTGGAGAGCCGAAGAGGACATCTTTCCCATCAATAGAGAACTTCAGACTCTTCTGCAAAGAACCCGAAGCCTTTCCGTAAGTCTTATTCTTCCCTATGGTTCTCGTCCCTAGCGTTCGCTTTGCTGCGTTCGTTAAGAGACCTCCCCACTTCTTGAGAGCTGCTTCGTAAAAGTCAGTTTCTTTCGCCACTTTCTACCTGTTACGTCCGAGGATTATAGCGTTAAAAATGCGCTTCACGATGTCAAGGATAGAGTCATCTTTCGTCGTTTCAGTTAACGCTGTGACAGTCCCTAGAAGGGTGATAATGGCGAGTAAAAGTTCAATCCAGTTTGTAGTTAAAAATTCCATATTTGTTAATTTTTTAAAGTTTAAATATCTGTTTATTCTATCCGTGTACTATTGTAATCTTTGCATAAATAGGTCTGATAGTGCCTGTCCCATTTGCGACAACACTAAAAGCTAAATAATTGTTTTGTAACCAAGGGTTATTCGAAGGAAATAAGTACGCCTTTTCCGTTGTTGACGTTACAATGACATCAGTTGCATCTGAGGTGTGTGACGGAAAAGAGAAACTAACCACATCAAAAAACCCTGATAGTGATGCAGTCATATAAACGGCAGTTGCCGTATCTAGAGTTAAAGAGTACTTTACCTCTATAGTAACTGTGCTCCCTGCGGTTGGTGTTGATGCACCTATTGATATTGCTTGTGTAAGGCTATCTATCCCTGCCACCCACCCTGCTTTCATAAATGAGGCTATAGTCAATTCCGAAGTATTAATAGCTCCAAAGTTCCACTGATGTGTGCTGCCAGTATAATTAGACCATTTCGTACTATTCAGAATAAACACACTCTCTTGTCCTTTACTATTGGGATAGCCGTTTACCCATTCTCCTCCGTTTTTTGTATCATATACTAGGGTGTTGTTTTCTACTACGCTTGAAACATCTACGTCTGTCAATCCTGCTAGTGTTTCAGAACCTCCTCCTTTTGTGTCTAAAGACACCACTCCTGAGCCGTTATCTATAAGCGTCCCATTTGAGACGATTATCTTCGTGACATTGGATACATCAGGAGAACCATCTACTTCTACTATCCTTAACCCACTTGCTCCTGCTTCTGGGAATTCAGACCCCGAAGGAGTGACTCCAAAAAGTGGAGCATTGCAGGAGTCGAATGCATAGCCTACCTCTATGCTTATTGTCAAGAGAATCCCTGCGAGAGAGTTTGAGGTTGTTTCCTCTAGGGGGGTAGTAGATGCACTAGTGACTGTGTAGAGGTCGCTGAAGTTGAATACGTGGTCTCCGTTCATCATATCCGCGAGGATGTCCTCTGCTACCTGTTCTGCGTTGCTCACAAGTTGCGTTTGGTTCTCTATCTTCTTGGCTTTATCAGGAGGGAGGTCTAGGATGTACACCTCAAAACTGTATTCTTTAGATGTGTTGTTATATGTCGCTCCTGTATAGACTAGATGCAGAGCTGGATACACTTCAAACTTCTCAAGGTCAACCCCTGAAGGAGAGCCGTGAGTGAAAGTCTTGAGGAAGAGATGGTCAGCTACGAACCTCTCAAAGCGGTTTACTATGTTATTGTACGTTATCATTCTTTAGCTTGTAGTGGAGGTCTTTGAGGTAGGCGAGATGTGTGAAAATAGAACCGACACTCTTCTCCGTAATAGCGTCCATCTGCTGAATGTTTTCTCCTGAGAGAGTGTAGAGGACAGGATACCATCCCCATTTGACAGAGAAGGGGTCAGGCTCTGCGCCATTGCCATCAAAGAGGACTTCATAGTGTGCAGTAGTGTTCTCCTTGAATTCAAAAAAAAAAGGATACAACCACCAAAGAGGTCAGCAGAGATTTGCTTGAACGCTTCAGAATCTTCCTTCGCTGTGTACTTCTCTATCGTGTGTGCCTCTCCCTGTTGCCTCAAAAGTGGTCTGTATAAGATGCTCATAATCTTGTCAGCGTTATTCCAGAAGTCAGCAGAATACTCCTCTATGTCTATCCACTCACCGAGACTGAACTCCTGCCAATTTGGTATAAATCCGTACTGCTGTCCGTTGAGTTCGATGACCTTCAGATGCCTCCCTGTCTCCTCGTCTTTGATTCTATTCAGGTGTTCGTCCGCTTGGATGACTTCTGCCATCGGTGCAGACCTTAGCTCTTCGATAGTAATATCAGCGCAGGACGCTACTCTCTTGAATCTGTCCTCCTCCGTTTGGAGGGTCATGAGTTGTCCTAGAGTTAGGTCTGAGTATTTAAGTGGGACTTTGAAGGTCATATCTTAATAACGATTAAAGGGTTAAATGCTTACCCGAATGTATAGCTCCCAAAATTGGGATTGGTTTGATTGAATGTAATTGCATAGCGTGACGCATCTACAAAGTGATTGAAGAGGTCTACAGGAGCGTTCAGGATACGTCCATTCTTATCCTCCTTATACTTGTAGTTCCTGAGTTCTTTGATGCCGTTAATCGATCTTTCTGTAATCATCAGAGGTCTAGACTTTAAGAAATCTAATCCAGATCTAACGCTGTCTGCGCCCTTTCTACAGGCGTGAATGTTCAGACCCTTTCCATAAGAATGGAGGTAGTCGATTGACTTCGGCTCTGCACAGTCTGCGATTATGGTGTCTGTACTTGTCACCCCTGAGTCTATCAGTATCTTTGCTAACATCTCATTAGTGAGTCCTGTAGAGTAGCATATCTCATCGAGGCAGAATCCGAATCCATCGGTGTACACTTTCACAATACAGCTAGGGTCATTCGTGTAACCGAAGTCGAGACCTACATTCATGAACTTGTATTCAGGGGGTATCTGTTTGACTTGCTTCCAATGCGTCAGAACTGCGCTCTTATTCACTCCCCTCTCCCCTAGTCCATACACCTTCCAAAAGTGTTCATCTACGTCCTTGAATCGCTCTATCTCATCGATGACAGATTGCTCTAAGAAGGGGTTGTCTTTGTATGTGGTCTGAAAGAAGTCACAGTCATCTCGTGGGATGACATCGTCGTACAGCCAATGAAATTCGTCGGAGGGGTTGAAACAGATTAGGATGCGTCCTGTCGTTCTCAGAATTAGCTGTCTCCAGTCATCGAGGTCTAGCTGATTCGCCTCACAAATATAGAGCATCTCCCTCTTCCTTCCTCTCAGTTTGGCTGATTGGTCAACGCTGATGAACTCGATTAGATTCCCATAGAGTCGGTATGTACTATCTGACTTATTGTGGTAGGCTGCGTTGTACAAATCCTCACGTTCTAGTATCTCAAAGAAGTCACGCATAACGGACGCCCTGAGAGCTGGGAACGTCTTCCTGCATATCGTTATAACAGACCCACTCCCTTCATTGAAGTAGCAGGTCTCTATGATGTGTGTGAGGAGTGACATAGTCTTTCCGCTACGACTTCCCCCCTGATGGACTTGAATCTTCTTTCTAGACTTCTGAGCGTGGTAATATGTCGCAGGTTGCTTCACGTACTTTCAGGTATCTCTTTTCGGCTGATGACCTCGTCCATCCAAGTCAGAGGTTTCTTCTCTGTCACTTCGATAGCTGTGGTCTCTATGTA